CCGCGAGACCGTCGAAAAACCTACTGCCACTTTACCCAGAAGAGAAGCTAGGACTGAATCTCTGCCCTTTACGAGCAGAATGCAGATTTTAGCTGGCATTAAGAAAAATAATTAAAAAGGAGAATTTTTAAAAATGTCTATTATCAATAAATTAACTGAAGGAATTGTTAGACGTGACCTCTCCAAAGAAGGTGCGGCTCTTCTCACTAAGTGGGAAAAGACCGGTCTTTTGGAAGGCATTACTGACGAAAGAAAGAAGCAAGGCATGGCTGCGCTTCTTGAGAATCAGGCTAAGGAGCTTCTTCGCGAATCTTCCTCTATGTCTGCGGGTGACGTCGAAGGTTTCGCTTCTGTCGCTTTTCCAATTGTTCGCCGTGTTTTCGGCGGATTGATCGCTAATGATCTTGTTTCTGTCCAGCCAATGAGCTTGCCATCTGGCCTCATTTTCTTTTTGGACTTTACACTTAACTCAAGCCGCCTAGATATGGTAGCTGGAGACTCTGTTTACGGCGGCGGAGTGGTAGCATCGCAAATTACAGGCGGTGTTTCTCTTGCAGGCGCCAATGCAGAAAGAAGCTTTTATGCCCTTAACAACGGGTATTCAAGCCCTACTGGTTCTGCAGATGGAGCCACCACTATGATTGCCTCTGGCACAGTCGGTGATCCAGGAACTACTTTCTGGCTTGATACTGCCTATAGTTCCTCTACAGGTGTCGACAAGCTTTGTCGCTTTGATCCGGATCTTGAAGGCATCAATGTCGCCATCGCTAGAATCCCTGCAGCGGGACTAACTCAGTTGAACGTTAAGGACTATGTTACCATCACGGCAGACGGAGGCACCCCAGGAGGCGGCCGCATCGTAAGAAGATTGACTGATGACGATACCACTAATACAGGAAACCTCATCGTCGTTCTTCAGGCGACCGGCTCGGAAGACCTCGCAGCCCTCAGTACCTCTCTGGATGCAGTTGGTACCTGGGATTTTGCTATCGATGACCAGTTCAATGCAGCAACTGCAGTTGGAGCAGTCGTTGGCGCGAATGTTTGGGGTCTTGAGGACGCCAGCAATGTTGTTGAGGACAGCAAGAACGCAATTCCCGAAATCGACATCAAGGTTGATTCAGTGTCCGTCACTGCAAAGACCAAGAAGTTGAAGGCTAAGTGGACACCAGAATTGGCTCAGGACTTGAATGCATATCATAATCTTGACGCCGAAGTAGAACTTACAAGCGTCCTTTCGGAGCACATTGCTCTTGAGATTGACCAAGAGATCTTGGAAGACCTCGTGAAAGGTGCAACTGCCTCTACTCTTTACTGGTCGCGTTTGCCAGGAAAGTTCTTAAATCGCGAAACAGGTGCGGCATTGACTAGCACTACTTCATTCCCAGACTTCACTGGCAATGTTTCAGAGTGGTATGAAACCCTTGTTGAGACCATCAACGACGTTTCAGCTCAAATCCATCGCAAAACCTTGAGAGGCGGAGCAAATTTCATCGTGTGTTCACCTGAAATTGCAAATCTTCTTGAGTTCACTGCTGGTTTCCGTGGAAGCGTTACTCATGATGATGATCGCGGAGAAGTTGGTGCAATCAAAGTTGGTTCTTTGAGCAAGAAGTTCGACGTTTACGTTGATCCTTACTTCCCAAGAAACGTAGTTTTGGCAGGTCGTAAAGGATCCTCTTTCCTTGAAAGCGGATACGTTTACGCACCATATGTGCCTCTCCAAATGACACCTACCATTTTTGGTACAGAGGACTTCGTACCTCGTAAGGGCGTCATGACTCGCTATGCGAAGAAAATGGTTCGTCCAGATATGTACGGATTGGTTGTTGTGCAAGATCTTGTATAATCAATAAATCTTACTCTTGAAAAAGACCCCTCTACAAATTTTGTAGAGGGGTTTTGTGTTTATGCAAACTATTTAATGCTAGGGAGGAATTTAAATGGCATTCCCAACTTTAACACCATCAAGTCAGATGAGCAAATCTATTTTGCCATCTTCCGGCTCTGTAGAAAACGTGGCAGTCTCGTTGCCTTTATCGGTTTATTCCGACTCCACCCAATTCTTATCTGGCGCATCTGATCAGGTAGGCTATACTTATAGGAAACTCGGTGGTGATGTGTTAGATATAGAATTGAAGGCGGCAAACGTTTACGCCAACTACCAAGAGGCAGTTTTGGAGTATAGTTATTTGGTAAACCTTCACCAATCCAAGAACGTCCTGTCGGATGTTCTTGGGCAAGCAACCGGCACTTTCGACCACGAAGGAGAGAGGCTGACTGGTCCTGAAAATGTCAATCTTAAGTTTCCGAGGGTCATGTTTGAATATGCCCGAAGAGTTTCGGATGGATTTTCGTTTGAGGCCAATGTCGGTGGTACCATACCCATCTATTCCGCATCTTTCGAATTAAAAGAAAACCAGCAAGATTATGATTTGCAGGCTATTATTTCGGGATCCTCAGCTTCGGGAGTGGATCCTATAGGCAACAGTGTTCCGTATGCCGGGGTAGTACAGGACAAAAGAGTGCTGGTCAAGAAGGTGTATTACAAGACGCCATCGGCAATGTGGAGATTTTTTGGATATTTTGGTGGATTAAATGTCGTTGGAAACCTGAATCATTATGGTCAATATACTGACGATTCTACTTTCGAAATTGTCCCTACATGGCAAAACAAGCTACAAGCTATGGCATATGAGGACCATATTTATACTAGACTCTCTCATTACTCCTATGAGCTGCAAAATAATAAATTAAGAATATTCCCACTCCCAGCCCTTCTTTCCACTTATAGGTATATGTGGGTTGATTTTTCGGTAGTTCCTGCACCCTGGGAGAACAACGCGGAGTTTGATAATGGCACTGATGGTATAAACAATATGAACACCATTCCTTTTGATAATGTTCCGTATGAGAATATCAATGCCATTGGCAAGCAGTGGATCCGAAGGTTCGCTCTCGCCTTATCCAAGGAGACTCTGGGTCAAATACGAGGAAAGTTTGCAACCGTACCAATACCAGGCGAATCAGTAAATTTAAATTCTAGTGAGCTTCTGTCGCAAGCCAAAGATGAGCAGGAGAAGTTAAGACAAGAACTTAGAGAGGTCCTGAATGAGTTAACATACACAGAGATGGCTAAGACAGATGCGGAAAAAGTTGAGGCAGTAGAAAATATACAGAAAAAAGTCCCAATGACAATTTTCCAGGGGTAATCATACATGAGTAGTAGAAAAAGTAAATATGATGGATTCAGACCATACTACAAAGATAAGAAGGGCGACTCCAATCCACTTGTGAAAGAGGTGGAATTTATGCCATCAACCATAGAGACAGTAGACATGGCACTGTATGATTGGCTAAACGATGAATTAGATATTTTTTGCAACACCAACGAAGGGTGGAGAAAAGTCCCACTAATTTGGTCGATGCCTGAAAGATCATTTCAGGTAAAAGACAATAAGGACCTGAGAAGCAATGACATATTCGTACTACCCGTAATTAGTATCGAGAGATCCTCTGTAAAGAAGGATCCCAATATGAAAGGTGTCGTGTGGGCAAATGTCCCTCGCACAAACGATACTAAGGGTGGCGCCATAACTGTCGCGAGAAGACTGCAGCAGGAAAAAACTGCAAATTTTGAGAATGCGGACGCCAAGAGGTTGTACAAGCAGGATACTTACCCATATAAGGGCGGAAAGGTCGTGTATGAAACAATCACAATGCCATTGCCCACATACGTCGTGATGAACTATAAATTAACCATCAACACAGAATATCAACAACAAATGAACGAAATTGTATCTCCATTTTTTGCCAATACAGGACAAATTAACAATTTTTTTATTACTCGCGATGGTCATAAATTTGAGGGGTTTATCGAAGGAGATTTTGGACTAGAAAACAACATCTCAAATCTATCCGAAGAAGAGAGAAATTTTAAAACAATTATAAATCTAAGAGTAATTGGCTACTTGATGGGTTCCAATTCAAATGATAATCAGCCAAAAATGACCATAAGAGAATCGGCAGCCCAATTTCGATTCACCGGAGAGAGGGTTATATTAGATGACAAGAAGGAATACTAGAAATGTCAGAAAACAATAAATGGAAAAAGCCCTCCAACCCGCCACCTCCTTTATTTTTGGGAGAGAAGGAAAGAAATCTCGTAAAACAGGTCAATGACGAACTGTTGGAGAGAATTATTGGTCAACAAATAACTTATTTACCAATTTCCGTAGATTATACCAATTTTCACCCACTTTATGGCGAGGCTATAGAGAAAAGTTTTTTACCCCCGGTCAGAGTATATGCATTAGTGGAGTTTGATGGAATCACGACGACCACCGAAAACTACGGACTCGACAAAGAAAAAGCAATTACAGTAAGATTTCATGAACGAAGGCTCCACGAAGATCAAAATCTAATGTTGCGAGAAGGGGATTACGTCCAGTATGGAAATTCTTTTTATGAGATAGTCTCCTTAACCGAGGATCGTCAATTATTTGGACAAATTGATCACCTTTTCCAGATTTCAGCAAGATGTATAAGAACCAGGCGAGGAATTATGGATATGTCTGTTTTGTCCACCGAGCTTCAGGCGTCCCTATCGGCTGACTCGGACGATCACGACTCCTCCGCATCCGGATCCCCTTCGGAGGACCACACCCACAGCTACTCCGTAGTCAGGGTCATGTATTGTTATGATTCTGTGGGGGAACTTCCAGCCGACACCGCCCTAAACTCTTATTTGGGCTACACTGGGGAAGTTAAACTTGCTAATAGTGCGGTTTACTTAAATGGCTCTCGCCAGGAGTTCAAATCTGGCGAGGCATCCGGTGCAGAGTACTATGTGGAGAATGGATACCTGTATAGTAATTACAAAATAAATAATGGAGAAAGGGTTTTGCTGGAGGTCTTGACGATAGTATGAGTATTTTTAGAGAACACAAGACAACTGCGGATAGATCTGCGGCAGATAGAAAGCGACACAAGCAAAAAATTGACAAAGCCTTGAAAGAGGGTATAAAGGACGTCGTAGCAGACGAATCAATAATTGGTCAAGATGGCAAAAAGAAGGTAAAAATACCCGTTAAGGGGATAAAGGAATATCAACTAGTATATGGCGAGAATGATCAAAACAAAAAAACCGGCTCTGCTGGAGACAAGAAAATCAAAAGAGGCCAGATACTGAGAAAGGGTGGGCAAAAAAAGTCAAAGGCACCTGGCAAGAAAGGGTCTAAAGAAAAGGGCGAAGAATATTACGAAGTCGAGGTAACTCTGGACGAATTGGCAGAATATTTATTTCAGGATTTAGAACTTCCAGATCTTGAAAAGAAAAAGTTTCGCTTCATAAAAGACCATAAGCCGAAAAGGAGTGGCTTCCGAAAAAAAGGAATGAGATCTAGGCTCTCTAAAAAGGAAACCATAAAAAGAAAAATTCGTAGAAAAAAGATGGCAGTTGCTTCGGGTGCCTATGATCCTGAGTCTGGCGAAAGATTCCCCTTCCATGAAGACGATTTAAAATATAAACACACCAAACTAAAGCCCCAACCAAATAATTCGGCAGTAATATTTTTCCTAATGGATGTTTCTGGGTCAATGAACAAAGAAAAGAAATATATGGCAAGAAGTTTTTATTTTCTTTTGTACCAATTTTTGAGGTATAAATATGATAATATAGATGTGGTTTTTATTTCTCACTGCACCGAGGCAAAAGAAGTAAGTGAGGACGATTTTTTCAAAAGGGGTACCATGGGCGGAACTGTAATGTCATCTGCCCTACAATTGACAAAAGACATTATTTCCAAAAGATATCACCCATCTAGTTGGAATATATACACTTTTTATTCAGGCGATGGCGAAAATTGGTCTTTTGACGACGAAAAGACAGTGGGGCTTTTCGAGGAAATCAAAGAAATAAGTCAGATGACTTGTTATGCCGAGATTGACCCAACAGCCCATCCCGAATCCGAGTTAAGCTTCTTAAACAGATCTTTTCGCTATGAACAAAGCGAGGCTACTAATTTGTGGCAAAAACTAACAAAAATAACAGATAGAACTTTCAAGAGAGTGAAAATTTCAAAACCATCTCACATATGGATGTCTTTTCA